GACAGCATTATAACAACGATATTGAATTGGATTTCGTAATTATGCGGATATGTTCCTAGAAGGCAATAGACTTCCGCTAAGTGAGCAGGAGGTCAGAGGATTTGAAAGCAGGAAGCAGATATGATAAGCGTAGAAAACTTAATAGAAAATAATTATTAATAAGACGTGTATATCGCTAATTAAAATATAAACTCAGAAGAGTTGAGAGCAACACATTATAATCCATTTAGTAAAGATTGTAATAAGCCAAGCATGTTATATGGAAATGATATATGCTAAATAAAATCATACGGAGATGGTAAATGTTCTTGTAAAAATTAGTATTATATTAATTAAGACTTTCCTGAAGCGGTATAATATTCCAATTGTATATACAACCAAATGGCAGCTTTAAGTATTAGATAAATATCTGCTCTAGAACAAACGGATCCTAACGTAGTAGGAGAATTCAGGACCTTTGTTGATAAATATTTCCGACAACATGATCAATAAATTTAGAAATACATAGAGTTAAATTCAGAAAGTTATACATTTTAGAATTTCTTAGAAGGCGTCGATGACAGTAGGAAAAAGAAGATATATTAAAAAGGATGGGATTCTTTTTTAACTAATAACCGTATTAATACTTCCTATGACTTCTTTGCCAAATCCAATGAAATCCATCTTGCTTCAGGTTCCTGACCTCGAGCTATCTTTAATCCTTCTGACGAATTAAAAGCAGTGGGAGCTTATGTCTCTAGGTTCTTCATCAGGATAATGAAAGAAATAGAACCTGGATTCATCTCGGGTTATACGGAGAATTAGGTAGCATGAAAAATACAGGACATTATACATCAATAATAATATTCGAGTACTAGTTGTTATAGCTACGATGGCGGCAGCCACGACGCTCATTAACACGAGGAATTAATAGAAGCCGTAGACAATCTAGTCTTGAGAAGATATTTACCACCGTTCCTTCAATGACTATAACTAGACGAATTATATCACGATACTATAATACAAGCACTAACATCTATGAAAGGAGTTGTAAACTCTTCTTCGGGATTGAGATTTGTCATTAAGGGGACAGTATTTTCGGGACATCCAACTAGAACAACACTATTCAACACTATGAGATCTATATTATACAATAAGTATATGCTCAGTAAGATTAATGTATCTGGAATGGTATTAGCTTCAGGAGATGATATTTTATGTTTCACTGACAAACCTGTACATTAATAAGACTTATGTTACATTGGCAAAGCTGGTAGCGGATTAGGGTTAGGATAAAACCCAACTGACTTCGTATTTGGTGATATATCAATTTAAAGTTTCTTATCAAGAAAAATTTCCATATCAGAAGATAATTAAATATTGTATTATAGAGATAGTTCTAAATTGCATAAATCTGGTTAATTCATGACAATAAATTGTCCCTTAACAAAAGAACAATTCGATAGAATGTAAGCCATAGGAGAGAATTATGAAACGGGAGGACTTTCAAGAGAGGATGCCCTTTGGAATAATCATCGTCATAGATACGAACATTCGTGGGATGGAACGTTGTAGTAATAATTCACCGACAATTAATAATAAGGACAGCAAACAGGGTTTTACAGTAACTCAAGATTATAAAAACAACTATAAGACGACGATAAGATTAAATAATATTATAATTAAGATTTCGGTTTTAAGTTAAAAATGTAAAATACTTGGACTGCAGGAGATTTTGTTAATATTCAATATCATAAAGAAGTGGACACTTCTTATGATGAGTCTTGAATTAGAGCACTGTAAACAGTGAGAGCAGGGGGAAGCTCATAATGATATTGAGTTCTACGAAATAGAATTAGAAAAGGGAAGAATGTTCAAGAATACCCCATAGATAAATAATAAATGTAAAAAACAATAAAATAAAATAAAAAATAAAAATAAAACAACAAACAATAACAATAAAAAATGAATTAGATCATCCCTTCTAATTTGTAGAAAAAAGATAAATTGTACTAAGCCTTGGGAGATAGAAATGGATATAACAAACCAGTCATCTATGGAAATAATGCTAGTATATAAAATTCTTACACAATGTATTTGAGACAATTACAAGACCCATTCAGTATTAGAGGAGTTAGAATGCCAACAACTATGTCTGTTCCTTGTTAAATAAAAAATATTCACGGATCAGTCACTTTTGTTACCAATGCTGCTGGATATGGCAGAGTGGCCTTAGCATTTTCTAATGGATCAATTTTAGGATATAACGATGCCCTACATAATGAAACCACTCTAGGAGCTTAAACCACTTTGTTAGCATTTGATGCCGATATAGCATCTGGACCTTCTAGAATAGTGGCAGGAGGACTTAGAGTTAGATCTCTAGCAGCAGTCTTAAACGATTCAGGTGTGATGTAAGCATATGCTTCTCCACAAGGTATCAGTACAGCTTCTTATGATGTTTTCAGAGATTCGCCAAATCAATGTATATATACTAAGGGTTCCACCGCAACCGTTAGATATTATCCATTTGACGAGACTGAATTATTATTTGCAAAGTACGACGATGTTAATTGAATTAGAATTAGCCATCATATAGGCGTAATGTTTAAAGGGTCACCATCTACAGCTTATGACGTAGAATATTCTTTAACATATGAATATATTTCAACAACTAATACAGATCTA